TTCCGATTTCATGATCCGATCCGTTCATTAGGAGTTAAGGAATGCCGACCTCAATTTTTTTCAACGGAAGAGTAATTTCAGCTTCTGGATCCTATTCTGAAGTGGATGCCACAGGACTTGAATCGGTGGGTCTAGGAGCTGCTGGTATCGTGGCGCTTTTAGGTACGGCGGAAGGTGGTAAGCCCGTAGCTGAGATCAGCGAAACCAAAGACTTCCTTCGCGTGAAGAAGCCCGAGCAGGGCAATCAATACTTCCGAAGTGGCGATATGAGGGAAGCGGTTCCAATTCTGTTCGCTCCAGCCAAAGACGCTGCTATTTTAGCCGGCGCTCAAGAAGTCGTGGCTATGAAAGTGAACCCAGCTACTCAAAGTTCAGGTACATTTTCGAATCCGCAAGGACCGGCTTTGGAGCTAGTTAGTAAGGACTACGGAGCGTTCACCGAACAGATCAATGTTTCAATCTCAGATGGTACGATTCAAGGTAAATTACTCACCATATCGTTTGAAGACAAAGTTGAGTCCGTAGACGATTTAGGAGGGGACAACCTATTCAAACTTTCGTACACCAAGCCTGCTAACGGCTGGGATACCATGACTGCTGAAGTACTGGCAGGTGGGATTGTCCAAGCGAATGCGACTAGAGACGTAGGTGGTTTGGATGCGGATGTTGGTACTCCTTTAGCAGCTCCTGGAGTCATCGAAGTAGCTTCGGATGCTGCTGGGGACGTTGGGATGGTCGTTACCGTATATGGGTTGGACGGTACCGGCGCTCCTATCAAGGAAACTCTGACGTTGGCTGGTTTGGCTACTCAAACGGGCACTAAATCTTTTGGTGCTGGGGATGTTTTAGGAGTTTCGGTTGCTGGTACCACTGCAGGGAATGTTACGGTTAAGGCTGCTCCAGGTGGTGCGTCTATTTTCGTAGTGGCAGCGGGAGCAGATCCGGTAGCAGGGATCGTACGCGGAGCTACGATGTTTGCGGCTAGCGTAGTCAGTCTGATAGCAGACGGCGCTACCGTCAAAGACGTGTTGCTAGTGGATACTGCTAGCACTGGCGCACAAATTCTGGAAAAAGTTACACTTACAGGTGCTGTTTCTGTGGACAGCGTTGGTGTCTATTCGACCATTTCTGCCATTGTTCTGGGTGATGTAGAAGCTGCGATCACGATTACCGCTAGCGCTATTGCGGTAAAGACTGCTCCAGCAGTGCAGAAGACAATGCTGAGAGTGGCTGATTACTTCAATGCTAAGCAGCTTACAGTAGGACTAACTACGTACGGGTTCGAGTGTGAGTTGATCACATCCCAAACAAAATTTGATCCTGCTAACCTAGACGTAACCCTTTCGGCGGTGGACTGTTTGAACCCAGCTAATCCTGGATTCAAAGCAGATCTCTACGCGTTGGTCGCTTGGATCAATCAAAACAGTGTACTAGTTTCAGCTTCGGTAGTGTCAGGTGCTACAGGCGGGGCACCTGATAATACGGTATCCCCAGTTTTCTTACTGGGTGGCGGCGAAGGCATTGCCCAATTTACCGATTGGCAAAAAGCTTTGAACCTGCTGAAGCAAACTAGGGTCAATAGCATCGTGGTATTGACGGGTGATCCAGCAGTTCATGCAGCACTAGACGCTCATTGTGCTTACATGTGCGGCATAGGTAGAAGTGAACGCGATGGGTTCGCTGGTCTGTTGAACACAGCTTTAACAGACGTACCCACTAAGGATGAGGCAAAGAGTCAAATCATTGATTTGAATACTCGGCACATTCGGGTGCTTGCCCAGTCCGTAGAGCGTTACAACACAGCGGGTGACCGAACTGAATTTCTTCCCCCGTTCCATGCTTGTGTAGCGGCTGGGATGCAGGCGGGAAGTCCGGTTGGAGAGAGCTTAACCTACAAATTCGCAAACGTATTAGGTTTTAGGCAGCACAGCTCTTGGAATCCTACCGACGATGCAGAAGAGATGATCCAGGCAGGGCTGTTGTTTCTTGAAAATGTTGAAGGCGTGGGTCGAAGGTACGTACGGAATGTAACAACTCACCTTTCTTCTAACAATATTGCATACGTAGAAGGATCTGTGAATGAGGCGGTAAATTTTGCAGTCTATTCCTTCAGAACTAACCTCGAATTTGCGGTGGGTCGGAAGGGATTTTCTGGAACGATCAACGCGACTAAGGGTATTGCAATTGGTACTTTGGGTCTTCTCGTTGACGCTTCTATTCTAACCACGTGGCGAAGTTTGAACTTTGATCTAGTTGTAGATGTTTTGGAGGTTGGCGTAGAACTCGCTCCTGTGATCCCGATCAATTTCGTAAAATCAACAGTACACCTAGTTACTGTGCAGCAGTCGGCAGCGTAAGGAGATAGCACCGTGGAAAAAGGAAGATTATTCACTGGCGCACGAGCGCGATTCTCAATCGATGGCATTAAGGTCGGTTACGCTAGGAATGTGGCAGTAACGGAAGAAATCCAGTATGATCCAATCGAAGTCATCGACAACATTGAAGTGGAAGAGTACGTGCCAGTGGCCTATCGCGTCACTTTCACGGCTTCTCAGTTCCGTATTATCGGTGAGACGGTTAAGTCGCTGGGTCATTTCCCACCAGTCGGACAAAACACAGAAGACCACCTATCCAACATCTTGGTCAGCGGTGATCTAACGGCTACGGTTGAGGACACTAAGACCGGTAAGCTGTTTGCCACCTTGGAACAAGTGAAAATGGCTTCACATAATTGGACCATTGACGCTCGGGGTGTTGTTGGTGAGGACAATACTTTCGTAGCCATCAGAGTCAAGGACGAGTCTGAGACTTAATCTGCTCTTAGAATCCCCCGGGTAGTTTAGGCTATCCGGCATGCAAACCCGGTAGGCAGCAATGCTTTACCGGGTTTTGTCATTTTCAGCCCGTGACTATTCATTCGCTTTTATGACATGGTGCTCTGTATCAGCCCCAAAAACAGGAGAGCGAAAATGATCGATGCAGCAGAGTTGAAAAATAGAATTACCCCCACCCACTTACTTGATCCAGAAAGTCTGGAAGTCCCAACGGACGAAGATTTGAAAGGACAGGTGTCCAGAGCTACCGCCGTACTAGATGGCCCAGCGAATGAGCCTACGAAGCCAGATCCACGTGGAGAGAAGTCCTATACGTTTCAGTTGGATTACGAAGACGCTCGTGGGAAGAAATGGGCAGGGCAGTTCACCAATAAAATATTGAACATCCATGAGCGCCAAAAAGTTGGTACGATGCGTGCGATGTTGTCTGGGGGACAGCCGTTTGACAGCTTGGATGAATTGACCTCAGAATTGAATTTGATGGTAGCCCACCTAGCGTTTTCCCTGACTGAAAAACCAAAATGGGCAGAAAATCTTCGAGCGCTGGAAGACTACCAACTGCTTCAAGCCATTTACGAAGAGGTGAACTCGCATGAGTCTTACTTTCTCGGGTGGGGACCACATCAGAAGCAAGGCTAAGGGAAATCTGGAAACATGGGAAACACAGGTCAGACGGTGGTGGACAGAGCGGTACAACCTTCCACCAAACCACGAGCTATTCCAGAGTTTAAGTATAGCCGAGCATACGCTAGACATGTATGAAGATCTGTACTTCAAGAAGGAAGAGGTAGAACGGGCATTGACTGGAAGAGGCGGTGGGGACAAGCAGTCTCTGATGGAGCAGCTGTCAGCCCTTAATAGAGCTTTGGGATTGAGCGCTAAAGCGGAGTCCGAGGATGAGTTGGTTGACCAGTGGGAACGCGACATTGAAGAAGGCAGGGTTCCAGATTTAGACCTGTAGGAGTACGACTATGGCCCGAGAAGTCCGCACAGATCTTTTGATTTCGGCAAAAACCAGGGGTTTTGCCAAGGCACAGCAAGAAACCGCTAGGATCACTAAAGAGAATGCCAAAGCGATTGATAAGCAGATCAAGGGCTATGCAGAATCCACTAAAGGACTCAAAGGATTCGAAAAAGAAATCAAAAATCTGGAAGGGGGCCTTGCGTCCTTAGCCAAAAAGCAGCTGGCTATTACAGGCTTAATGAAAAATATGGGGGACAAAGGCACCCCCCAATTTAAGCAGCTTGCTACCGAGTTGAAGAACGTAGAGCGGGAGGCGTCGCAGACAACGCGGGCATTGTCTTTGTTGGATCGGGTCACATCCAAGAAGAGGGACAGGCAGCAAGGGCTTTTACAGGGTTTTGGCCAAGGGGTAGCTCCTGGAAGCATGGGATTCATTCAGCGTGGTCCAGGGATGCAGCAGCAGATGATCGGAGCCGCTGCAGGGTCAGGAGTAAGGGCAGCGGGGAGTGCCGTGTCCGGTGGTATGTTTTCTGGAATGGGCGGTCTATCCAAAGGGCTAGCTGGTATTCCCGGTATTGGCGGGGCATTGGCAGCAGGTGTAGATCGAGCCATGCAGCAGGGCCAGCTGGCTATGCAGTACCAGCAGACGATGATGGGAGCACAGCCACATTTGGGAGGCATTGGGCTACAACGCAAGGCGGGGCAAGCAGCAAAAGCGGCTTATGCTCCTGCTTCTCAGGAGGCACAGGAGGCAGCGCTTTCAAAAATTGGATCTCCAGAAATGGAGCGAGATATTAGGATAGCTACTAGCAGACTGATGAAAAGCGTAGTGGAAGATAGAGCTAGCAAGGGGGCCCCCCAAGCAGCTGGGTTATCTGAAAAGATACAGTCTGGTCTAGGAATCGGTAAGTTTTCCAGAATAGAAGGTCTGAAGCGCGAGATGGAAGAGCGCCACCAGATAAACGCTGCTGAAAAACAAAAGAAATTCTTCCGACAGAGTGCCCGCACTGAGGTTGAGGCTTCTATCAGGGGGGAAGCAAGCACTGCTGGGAGGAAAGCCGGATCTGCTGCTGCACAGGCAGCCCGTAATCGCGCTATCAATGGTGCCTTGGGTTTAGGAGCCGGTACCCAATTTGGGATGGCCCTACCAGAAGAAGTGAATTTTAGGTCCAGTGTCCAGCAGGCCGGTGGGGGTTACGGGAATACCAAAGACGCTAGGGGGTTTGGGACCACCGCAATGGCCGCAAATCGGGCGTATGGTGTGGGGGCAGGTGTGTCGGGTACCTTCCTCCAGGCACAGCGACGTGGGGGGCTAGTAGGGGGCGTAGGCGGCGATTCTGGGACGATGCTCACGGAAACCATAGCTGACGCTATGACCATGGGTTTAGAAGGCTCAGAGGTAAACAGCTATCTACAAGAAGTGGCTTCTGGTATAACCCGTTGGAAAAGCACAGGAATCCCCTTTAATACAGCCTCTATGAAGGGCATGGTTAGTGAATTGGGCACGTCACTGGGTGGTGTGCGCGGTATGGGGGTAGCAAAGGGGTTTACGGGGGCAGGACTGAGCATAGGTCAGAGGGGTCCCCAAAGTGCTGCTGAAGTGGCTGTTTTTAATGCGTTATCAGGGTTGAAACCGGGGGAGACCAGTTTAGACAAAATCGAAGAAGCGATGATCAAGATGGAAAGGGGTGATTTCGAGAAGGGCGGCATAGAAAAGGCCTTGAAGATGCTGGGGGCTGGGGAAGGATCTGCTGGGCGCATGACAGCCCTGAGCGCTTTGCGTCGCATGGGCATACAGATAGACAGAGGCGAATTCCAAGATTTGGCCACGGGTAAGCCGGTGACTGCAGCAGAAATGGAACGCCGTAATTTGGGAGCGGGGGCAGCCCCCACCTCTAAGGAAGATCTAGCGGCTCAGGCTCGGTCATTTACTCCGAAGGCGGTGCGGCAGCAAGCTGAGATCATAAATCAACAGATTAGCAGCGGTACAAAAGTTTTGGGTTCTATCAAATCCATGGAAAAAGCCGCGACTGATCTTACCACAGCAATCACTACAACCCTGGCACCCGCACTAAAAGTGATTGGGATCCACATGGAAGCCCTTACCAGTAAAGTTGCGGACACTGTAAAAACATCCAATGCCGAAGTGGTTTCCTCAGTGGATAGCAACTGATGAGTCCTGCACAGCAAAATGCGTCAGACCCACTAAACACCCCAACTCCCGGGTTTCAAGGGTCCAGGACTAGCGGGGTACGGGTTACCATCTACCACCGGGAATGGGGAGATGATCCGATCATTTTCACTGGGGGAGTCACTGAGTTTCAGCAGCTGAAGCGGAGCCCCAAAGGAAAAGCAACCCATAACTCACCCAGCCTGGTGAGTGTCCAGACTTTTAAGTCTATCGGTTCTGCAGCCGGCACATTTACCTTAACGGCAAAAACCCAAAATCCAGATCCAACATTTATCGATTTGTTCGATGAACTCGTAGACGACGATTGGGTGGACATCGAATTCCAGAATCATGCCCAGAGCTGGCATGTCATGCGGGGATTGATTGATGATGTGAGAAGGTCTGTGGCTGTTGCAGGATCTGGGGCAACCACTACGACGTTCACTATATCGGGGAGGGACTTTGGAAAAGTTTGGCAGCACACACCCATCTGGTTTTCGATCTACATGAAGGAAGCGATCAACGGTCATTTTGCACAAGAGGTATTCACGTCAAGGCCCGATTCATCACCTACTAGAGTAGCGGGTGATTCTCTGGAATTTTTAAGCCCGCAATCAGCAGTACAAGGGTACTTATTTGGTTTTCTGGAAAAGTTGGGGGAAGCGGGCAGGGAGAATTGGGCACCACCGTCGTCTCTTCCGGGGATCACTAACGGCAGTTTTGTTGAGAGCTTGTATTTCAATACATCTGGATTCTCAAACAAACCAGCCCGCAAGTCACTAGACATCAATTTCCGCACCCAGAATGGTACGCTTTGGGATTTGGCTCAAGAGTGGTCAGACCCGATGTTCACCGAGATGTACGTGGACCTACTTCCAAAAGGACAAGATGGTCGACCATCTAGGACTGCGATCGTTCAAGGTGATGCAATTGGGGTAGAAGAATCTGTGATGACCGTAGTCTATCGGGATAAGCCATTCCCATTCGCCAATGAGTCTGGAAACATAGAATTCCCCAAAGGGCTAGATAGCGAGTGGTTTAACTTACCGCTATTCGTTGTGCCACGTGAATTCATCGTGTCTTCCAATATAGGCCGGGGCGGGCAAGAGCGCTTCAATGCGTTTTTCGTTATGTCGACCCTGCACCAAGAGACATTGGGCGCCATGCCTCAACTGGTCCAGCCGTTGTGGAACAAGGATGATGTACTGATCCATGGTTTGCGAAGATTCGATGTTACATCCAAATATACGGCATTGGGTGATGAGCTGTTGGGGTTGACCGAGCAGCAGCGCGAGATGGTCCGTGATTGGTATTCGATGAACCCATACCTATTCAACGGAAATCTGGAATTGGGTTTAGGAATGCCTGATATCCGTGTTGGGGTGCGAGTGCTGATCCCAGGTCCCAATTCTCCAGAATTCAATGAAACGTACTATGTGGAGTCTGTAGCTCATAATTGGTCAATGGTCCCTGGGACGCGAACGTCACTGGGGGTAACGCGGGGGTGGAGAGGCACAGACGAAGATTTGATTGGTGCTCTGTCTGATTTGGTAAATAGGTACACAGTCGAGCCCCCATCCATAGGGCAATCTTCGTCTGAGGTTTAGCACTATGAATAAGTTCAGAACCGTACAAATGCCAAATGGTACTCGGCTCCAGTCTGGGGTACCTAAGTCTGTTGCTCAGCATGGTATGAGCGCGAATGGGTTGCTACTACGAGGGGTTGTTACGGCTACGTACGTAGTTGATGACCCAGATCATTCATTCGCAGACTCCACGGGC